TCATCGAAGCGATTGACACAAACTTTGATCGCTTTCATACGATCACCCCAGATCGCAAAGGCACGCATGATGTGGACCAGACGACGGGTAGAGATCACCTCATCGATACCACCATCTTTGAAAGTTTTACGGATGATATCTGCCCAGTTGGCAAGATTGACACAGAAATCTTGATCACTGACACCAAGAGAAGCAGAAACTTTCTCAAGAATCTTAGTCTCTACAGAGACAGTAGGATACTCCTGCTCAAAGGTCATAGCAAAACGCTCAAGAAATGCTTCGTTGAGAACATTCGTGCCGATAAAACGACCGTCATCGCTGCCCTTGCCCTTGGTGTTGGCAGTAGCAATCACATTGAAACCAGGAGCAGGTTGAACATAGCGACCTGTCTTCTTCAGGAAGACACCCTTGCCTTCCAACACAGATTGCAGACAAAGAATCTTGTTAGATGCCAGGTCAACCTCATCTAGAAGCAGCACAGCTCCCCGCTCCAGAGCTTCGATGACTGGACCATTATGCCAAACAGTTTCGCCGTTAACAAGACGGAAACCACCAATAAGATCATCCTCGTCGGTTTCAATGGTGATGTTCACACGAATCAACTCCCTATTTAGAGCAGCACATGCTTGCTCAACAGAGAAAGTTTTACCGTTGCCTGACAAACCAGTGATGAAAGCAGGGTAAAACAGTCGCGACTGGATGACTTTTTTTACATCAGAGAAGTTACCGAACGGGACATAATTGTCATCCTTGATAGGAACAAGGTTCTGTTCTTCCCGAGCGGTAACAGGAACAGCAGCAGGTGCTTGATACTGTTGCTCAAGTTTCTCTTGAACAGTCAGGTTCCAAGTGCCACGCTTGACATAAAAGTCACGCAGGCGCTTGGTAGCAGTAGCGTAGGTTACACCAAAGTGATCGCAGGCAGACCGAACATTCTCAGCATTGATGTCATTACCGTAATTTTCAGAGAGATATCCAGTCAGTTGGTTGGTGGTTAGGTCAGAACGAGCAGGCATTGAGTTCTTTGTGTTGTATGCACATATTATATACAAAAAAACCGCCCCGTCAGGGGCGGTGTGTGTCACTTTTGGAATTGGATTTTGGTTCCGTCTGGCGTGGTCATCGTTGCCGAACTAAACATGCTGAGCATTTTAGTGAGAATGTCATCGGTGGGCGGAACAACAGCAGTTTTTGTGGTAGGAGAAACAGGAGTTACATCCACCTGTGCCTTTGCAGCATCATAAGCAGCTTGTTGCTTTGGTGACATGTATGCCTGACCAAATGGTTTCTTCACATCAACCAAAGGTGCTGGTTCTGCTAGGGTAGCAACATCAACAGTGTCAATGTCAAAAGGAAGTTTGATTTGAGACATTACAGCCTTGACACTAACAGACTTTTCCTGGTTAGAAGTCCAGAAGAAAGAAGGATATGCCTCACGATAGTTTGCAAACTTATCGTTAATGTTCTTTTCCTGCTGCCATGTAGCACTCAGGCGTTTTGCCACATCATCCCAGTCATTCTCTTCCATCTGACGATATTCAGTAGGAAAGTTTGTGAGGCAGTAACGCTTAGCAGCGTTACGAATGAATCTCACCTGGCGACTGTTTGGGTTTGCCCTGAGTTGCATCTTAAATGCTTCGAGCATGATGTTTTCTTTATGTACCTGCTCATACTTTTTGTACTGCAGGCAAATGGATTTCCACTTACGCATGTTTAGTTCTAGATGTTTTGATAGGGAGCTCCCACGAACGGGATGTTAGAATTATATAGGGTAAACGCGAAGTTGTCAAGCAATATATCCGACAAAAGAACTGAGTAGTTTTTTGTTAGTGGACTTGCTCTTCAGCATCTTTTTGAACGCCTTACTAATCTCACCCTTCTTAGCACCTGCTTCAACATTGAAGTCGGTATCAGACTCCAGACTGTTCTGCTGGATGGCAAAGATCGCAGAGTATGACAGGGGATTCTGGATTACCACAGATTTTTCTTTCTTCCAGCGAGTCACAATATCAGAGTATCCTTCATACCCACGACCATAGTTGTGGACAAAATTGGACAGATGAGAACCCAAAAGAATGCGGAAACCGAGAACATTGACCTCAGGAAAACGGTCACGAACCTGCTGAATCAGTGTATTAGTAACATCATGGAAAGCATCTTGGAATGCAGGATACACACGACCCGTCTTACGATCACGCAGAGAAACATTCTGACCGATACGAGCTCGATAGATTCTCTCTTCATCTGTATAAGTGTCGAATGACCGACGACCATAACCAACCATGCAACTATCACCATCAGTGAGAACAAGAAGATTGACTTTCTGCAAGTCATTCTGTTTCTTGAACTGAGGAATGATGTAGTTCATACAGACGATAGCATCATTCAATGGAGTACCAGAAAGTTCCATGCCGTAAGGAATTTTGGAATGTGAATATGTGCCGTCGTCGTAAGAACTAGTAATATGCCAGATGTTTTTACACTGACGCTCATAATCTTTACTATTAGAGCGAGACGAAATGATGTTGACCAGATTGAAATTCTCTGGATTGATGGAGATCTCACCAACAGTAAGATTGTGACGCTTCACACTACGGAAGTGGAATGTAGGATCAAGTTCACCAGCATTCTCTTTGATGTGATTGACAATACGCCACTCATTAGTGAAAGCATACACTTCAAAAGGAATCTGCACTTTCTTACAGAATGCAGTCAGATTGAGGAGTTGCTTAAATGTAGAGTGAATCTGATTGACCATAGAACCAGACCAGTCAAGCAGGAACAACATGCCATGGTTCTTACCATCAGGCATGATGGTTACTTTTTTGAAAAGATCTTCGTTGTACTTATAAGTATGTAACTTAGAAGTATCAAGCACACCAGTCTTAGATTGACCAGCACGAGCGTAAGCGTCAGCAGACTTACGGCACTCAAACTCCTTGACAAGGTAGTTCACCTCCTTCTGCGAACTCTGTCGGAACTCACGATATTCGCGATCACATTTTTCATTCAGTTCACTATGTATGCCAGCACGACCTGCTTCATACTCTCCATCGATCCAGTCATGGACTTCTTTCCAGTCAACAACAATAGAATTAATGTCAATTTTCTCAGGAATCTCCACATAGACAAGATTCTTACTACTGTAATCAGTCAGTTGGTTAGATGCACTGTCAAAATTTTGTTGAGTCTTAGACTCTTCTTCATCTTCATCAGCATCTGGATCGTAGTCCATGTCATCACTGACTGACTGAAGAGCATCATCTTTCATCTCAGTATCATCAGACTCTTCAGAGTCTCCAGTAGGAGTCTGTTCTTGCTTACTGTCGTTGTTACCAGATTGAGGAGATGGTGGTGCATCCATAGGCAGATCTTCCTGCTTCTGCTGTTCTTTCTGTTGCTTCACAAAAGCATAGATGTCATTTGCAATCTGACAGACCTCATCAAAAGTTTCACATGTATCGATGCGAGTCACAAAGACTTTCTCTTCGTCATCGAAAGGCATGAGGGAGGTAGCACCACACTTAAAATGCAGATTGATACGATCAATCAGACTGAAAGTCTCAGGATCTTCATCGGCAATACCAAAAAAATCTTGCTCATTGAGTTCAGTGTATCCACCAGCAAAAGACTTACGCAGACCAGGGAACTTACGCTTCATCAGTTTTTCGATGCGAGCATCCTCAACCACATTGATGTAGTCACGAGGGCAGGTAGCACGATCGTTCCAATCTTCATTGGGGGTGAACAGAGCGTGACCAACCTCATGACCCACCAGCAAGTCGTAAACGATGTTAGAAGCGCGGTCCCAGTTCGGTAGAGTAAGGACACGGCGGTCAACATCAAACGACGCTGTAGAGACCTTACGATGCTCTACAATGAGGTTCTCAGTAGCGAGCAAGCGAGCAAGGTTACCTTTGATCTGCTGGGTGGTCATCTAATCTCTGCGTGTATGGACATATCATACAGCAGGAGTGGTCACCCAACCAGGGCATGGGACACTTCGTTTGCTGTCTCTGTGATCACAGAAAAATTCTTCTCTTTATCAACGGTCAAAGTCCTGTCGAACTTGTCATCTATATTAGATTTATGACTGATGACAAACACTCTAGTAGAGTCATCAAAGTTACGGAGGATCCATCCTAGATCAGATGTGCCAGACTGATCAAGAGATCCATCAAAGATCTCGTCTAGAATGAGGAGGTTAGTATCCACAGAATTCTTAAGTTTAGCAATACTACGCCAAGTAAGCAGCAAAGCGATATCGATACGAGCTTTTTCTCCCTCACTGAAAGATTCATAAGAAAATACATCACGGTATCTAGATTTAATAGTCTCTTCAAAACTCTCATTGAGAGTAAAATTGACATAAAAATCCATACGCTGAAGATACTGATTGATCAGTTTGTTCATCGTAGGCAGATATGTCTTGATGATTCTAGTCTTGATACCACTGTCCTTTAGCAATTGTGTAGCCGTTGTTAAGATTGCTTTGTCCTGCTTCAGTGATCCAAAGTCTTTGTTGAGTTGCTTTTTGGAGTTGACCAGCGTCTCTAGTTTTACAAACTCTGCTTTCTTGTCAGGATTCATAGCTTGCAACTCAACGATCTCTCCTTGAAGATCTTCCATTAACTTCCGAGTTGATGTAATCTGACAATTTGTTTGATAAATTGTGTTGTTTATGTTATTAACTTCTGTAGATAACTCAGTAAACTTTGCAAATCGGGACTCTTCCTCCCCAATTGCAGAGAGAATATCATTGTAACCTACCAACATCTCATCAACTTTTGTCTGACCAGTCTGTAACTTTTCATCACGAAACTCATCAGAAAGATCCTGTGTGCAAGTAGGACAGACATGGTTCTTCTCAAAGAAGTCATGTTCTTTTTTACAAGTATCTAACTTAGACTGCACTTTAATGAGAAAAGTGTTTAACTTTTTGATCTTTTCGCTAGAAGTTTTATACTCCTGCATTTCTTCATTAAGTTTACTGATTTGTTGTGTGAGAATGCTAATGTCTTCGTTAGACTGGAGTTCAGTTTTTTTATACTCGTTAATCTTTTCAGTCTTCTTTGCTACAGCTTCTTTGTTTTGTTTTTCCAACTCAAACATATAGTTCTTCTGGAGTTGTACTTTCTCTTCCAGAAGAAAAATTTCTGACTCTAGGTTACGAATCTCCTCAGAGTTCTCACGGATCTTATCCTTAAGCACAACATTCATCGTGGAGAAGACTTGGATGTCAAGAATGTCTTCGATGATCTCACGACGCTGTGCCAGAGACAAACGCATGAATGGTACAAAAGTGCTGCTACCAAGCACCACAATCTGTGTAAATGATTTGTAGTTCATCTTGAGAACATTGTTCTCAAAGTTCTTCTGTTGATCTACAAGCGATGCTTCCTGATTCCACAGACGACCATCACAATAGATCTCAAGTTTGTTTGGTTTGATACCACGAACAAGCTTGTATTCTTTCTTACCGATGTTAAATTCAATCTCAGCAATGCAATCCTTTTCGTTGATGCTATTCACCAGCATCGGTTTGTTGATCTTACGGAATGGTTTCCCAAACAAAGAAAAGGTAAGCGCATCCAAAATGGTGCTCTTACCTGCTCCGTTAGTTCCTACAATGAGGTTAGTTCTAGCTGCTGTAAAATCAATCTCACTAAAGGTATTACCCGTGCTCAGGAAGTTCTTCCAACGGATCTTTTGAAAGTGAATCATAACAATCTGGGGGTACGATAAAATCGTCTTCGGTAATTATACTGTATCTTTGACCGCTAGACACACATGCAGCGACCATGACATCTCCATCAATCTCAATAACCTGTAAGTCTGGACTAATTGGATCTTCTTCTAGGAAAGAAATGTATCTTTCGGCATCTGATTCACACTCAAAGATTGGAATAATCTTATCATTATCTTCATCAGGAACAGAATATACTCCTGATGGATTATTTTCTAGTGCGATTAAATACATGGACGTTCTAAGAAACTTCGCATGATTCTATGTATAGTGATTGCATCAATTTTTTAAGGTCGGTTTTATCTACCTGCAAATCAATTTCATCAATATACTCACTAAGCAAAGTCAATGTGTCTTTCACATTAAATTCTACATCATCGACATCGGTTGTGTCAACTAGCGTCTCGACGATTTTAACATCATGTGCGCCAGCATAGTAGAGTCTGTCCAGAAGATTTTCAAACTGCGCGTAGTCTCTCTTTTCTTCCACAACAACTTTAACATAAGTATCTTTATGCTGATCGGTATCATATGACGCATAGTCATTCTCCACATCGTTGTAGTAAACCTTGGTAAAAATCTCAAAAGGATTTTTGTAGAACTTCAGTTTGTCAGTCTCAGTATCATAGATATGAAACCCCCTCTCTTCCTTGTAGTCGTTCCAGAACATCTGGTATGGGTTGCCAAGATACTGGATGTTACCTTTCTTAGATCTGTGGTGGAAATGTCCAGACCAGACACGCTTAAAGTTTTTAAAGATTGATGGTGACAGACCACCATGATCAAACTTCATGCCAGGAATAACTTCAAATCCCTCAATCTCTAGGTGACCACAAACATTATCTGCCTGACTCACCTCAAGTAATCTAAACACCTCTTCCTGATTTTCTTTATTGATCCAGGGAAGCATCAGGAATACTTTCTTACCCATCAAAACTTCAGTTGGTTCAGAATAGATTCTGATGTTTGCGTACTGCCCTCCTAGCAGAAGTTCTGGTGAGTTGATACGGTTGGTATTCTTATAGTATGTACAGTGATTGCCAAGAATCATGTGTACATTATATGGTCTCAGTCTCTCGAAATAATTTTCACGCACACGATGAAAAGTATTAAAGTCTATAGACTTTCGATTATCAAATGTGTCGCCCAGATCAATGATGGTGCGGACACCTTCTTTCTCAAGCGTAGGAAAAAATATTTCATCGTAGAACCTTTGAAAGTAATTCCAGAACGCTAGAGAACCTTTACGACCATCAAGATGTTGATCAGTGATTAGTGCGATCTTCATAGTTTACCTCCAACAGTTCCATCGAATTGCTTGGAAGTCCTACAATTTGCCCAGTTAGTAGCGACTCCTTCGAGATGGAACGCAGACATTTTAATGACAATTTCCCTCGTAAGTCCTGTGATGAGCTCCTCACCTTCCTTACTATAGCTAATCCACGTTCCAAATCGTTTCTGTTCGACACGATATGTTCCATATTCACATTCAAACCATTCATGTTCAGCAATTTCAGGATGTTCGCTCATTCTCTTTGTCTTTATTAAAGATTATCACTCTGGTGCCATCATGGGTGAATACTAGTTCATCATCATAACCCCAGCAAAGTTCTTCGTAGAGTGCATTGAGTTTCCTCATGTCCTCCCAAAGGGCATTTTCATCAGTCATTATCTATTCATTCTGGTTTCGATGTTTTCTTTAATACTACCCATGTCGGAATAAGATGCGTTCATACCAGACATCATACCATCAAATGTATCAGTGTGCATGACTTCATCATAACCAGACTTTTCGAGAATCTTACTCTTGATCTCAAGTTGTTTTTTCTCTTTCTGAATACGACGCAGGAATGCGTAGTAAATGATTTGAGTGAAGTAAGCAAACGGATTGCTTGATTTCGCAGGATTAAAGTTGTCAATATACTGGAGGCAGTTTTCAATGCCATCACAGATCATGTCCTCCCTGAACATGTAATTGACAAAGTTTGGTTTATACGATAGGTGTGTAGCAATCTTAAGAAAGCAATCACCAATGTAATTGGGAACCCTAGGTCTGTCTAAACCCTTCTCTTTTGCATCTAGAACTTTATTGCGATAGAGAGTTATAGCCTCAAGGAACTCTTTGTTATTAACATAGTTTTCAGTTTTTTTTCTAGTCATCCCGCAGGTTCCTATTGTTTGCTATGAACGCCTTTAGATTGTAACACTGTGACACTGTGATGTCAAGCTTGACAGAACCTCAGAAACTTAGTACAATAACTCTGTCAAGGGTTCAAAGGAATTAAAGCTTTATAGCTTGTATATATCTTCTAGATATTTTTTTGTTTCCTTTACGGATCCTATCCTACCCATCTTTCTAGTGAACTGACTGTTCTCTACACCTGAGTTAAGTTTCTTGAGTGTCTTTTTATAAAAGACCTCTATTTTTTTATCTGTTTCAGTCATGGTAAGGATATGTTGTTTTGGTAAAACAAACATCTGATCCAATGTTGATCTGATCCATTCAACTAAAGTGAATCCATTTATCTTAACACTACTCTTGGTTTGTTCTACAGGTAAAACCTCAAGTGGATTTTCTAAGATCAAACTATCTTCGTCTGGCATATAGCAGACTTTAGATACTATCTCTTCACCTGTTACTAATTTAATAGTTGCATAAAACTCTTCTTCTTGCATATTTAATTTGCTCTAAGGTTTACTTTGATAACCTCATACTTAAAGTTTTCCTCATTGTAGATAGTAACTCTGTCGTTGAGGTGTCTGAGTGTATAGTTCTGACCACCAATGTCGTCAGCTATGTCGTATAATGTTGCCATGTCTTTGCCATCACCCTTTCTCAGGACTCTACCAATCGATTGTAGATTGCGAATACGAGATTTACTAGGTGATGCAAAAACGATGTTGTGTAGTCGTTTAATATTGATACCAGTGCTGAATGTTCCGTAAGATGCAATGATGACAGCGTTTGATTCTTGTTCAGTAATCTGTCTTACTTTCTCACGGTCTTCCACATCAGTGCCACCATGAACGAAAAAGATTTTTCGCTCTGGGTCTAATGTATTATTTATTAATTCATAAAGAGGTTCACCATGTTTTTCAATGTAGTTGAACAATACCAAAGTATTGCCTTCTAAATCGTTGACAAGATTTTTGATCAGATTATTTCTACCTTTATGTTCGACAAGATACTCCATCTCGTCATGATATGTGTCAAAATACTGAGGAGCATGTTTACAAAGTAGAACTTTGATCCTAAATTTAGATAGGTAACCTGATTTAATTAGATCATCTGTTTTAGTTACCTGTTCACACGAACCAAACAAACCTTCTAACACCCACTTATGAGTCTTGCTTCCGTCAAGCGTTCCAGTAAAACCGAAACGATACTTGGCGTTATGAAGTTTAGTCATAATTCCTGTGAGGGACTTCGACTTAAATAAGTGTGCCTCATCACCGATAACACAGTCAATATCATCAAAGTATCTTTTTGGGAACTTGTAGATTGATTGCCAAGTGGAAATAACAATTGGTTTGTCCGTATTTTTATCTTTGCCCGAATAAATCTTATGCACATGGTCGTCAGCATTCCATCCGTAGTCATTAAAGTCATTGACCATCTGTTCT